TGGCTAGTGACGGTGTAGGCACCGTCTTTCACTTGGGTGCCAATCGGCAAGCGATCAGCAACAGCATTCCAGTTGAGGTCCATTGTCGTCGTTGGGTTCGGGAAAAGTGGCAAGATTGCCGCTGACAGTCTGCCATATCTATCGGCCAGATGTCCAAAGGGATTCACTGCAAACCGTCACCGGTGACGCGTCAAAAGGCGTTTCGCGTGACGTAAACGGCGTTACGATGGGGGCTTGAGGGTTGCCAAAAGTATTTACGAAAAGTAGCGTTTTGGAGGTGAATACGAACAAAGTAGGACGCCCGAGATCGGCAATCCCTGCGGCCAAACGTGAACAGATCATAGAATGGTTAGCGTCTGGTAAGACGTGGCGAGAGTTTGCGGCGTTGCATGGGATGGGGGAGGCGACGTTGTATCGTTGGGTCGATAAGGACGAAGGATTCGCGAGAGACGTGCAGGTTGCTAGACGTATCGGCCATGATGCGCTAGCAGCAGAGTGCCTAGCGATCGCGGATGCTGCCACACCGGAGACGGTGAACGTTGCACGGCTACGGCTAGATGCCCGACGTTGGCTGCTGTCACGTTGGAGCCCAGAGCGATACGGTGATGCGAAAGCATCCGGCGATTCTGCCGCTACCGTTGTCGTCTTAACTGGTGTTCCTCGCGAGAGTAATGAGGATTCGGTCGAGCGTAAATCGACCCCCACCCCCGGGCGGTCATCGCTCGATCACGCTCGCGGCGGGGGAGAGGAACACAACATCTCCAACACACACATCTCTTCCACCCCACAAGCTGCACCCAAACCCCGACTTACGGTAGAAATTGACCCCCCATCTCCCGACGACCCCCTCTAAAGCCACGGTCGAATGACCCGCCCCCATTTTTTTTGGGGGCGTCACTTGTGACTGTTTATTTTTCGACCTCCTTTCAGGAGGTTATTAAGCATGACTGAGAGCGTAAATCTATCTTTGGACTATAAGCCTCGGGACTGGCAGCGGATGTGCCATGTCAACAAGGCTAGGTTCACGGTCTTGGCCTTGCACCGTCGAGCAGGGAAGACCGAGCTTGCGCTCATGGAACTGCTGGACTGCGCCATGTCCTGTCAGAAGGATCTAGGGGCGTTCTTTTACGTTGCGCCGCAACTCAAGCAAGCTAAGGCTATCGCCTGGAGCAGGCTTAAGCAGCGCGTAGAGGGGCTAGTAAAGCAAGGCGCTGCGGTCATCCAAGAGGGTGAGCTTGCGGTCAAGTTCAAGCACAACGGGGCGATCATCAAGATCTACGGCGCAGACAACCCGGACGCTATGCGGGGGGTTAGGCTCGACGGCGTGGTCCTAGACGAGGTGGCCCAGATGAAACCAGAGGTCTGGCACGAAATCATCCAGCCTGCGCTCGCAGACCGCCTGGGATGGGCGCTGTTTATTGGCACCCCGCAGGGGATTAACCTGTTTTCAGAACTGTTCTACCGGGCTTCTGCGTCCATGAAGACCAAAGGGTCGTCTTGGTATGCCGCTAGGTTTACCTGCCAGGACACGGACTCTCTGCCCTCTACAGAGATCGACCGGATGCGGCAGGAGATGAGCGAAACCGCGTTTTCGCGTGAGATGCTTTGTGACTTCTCAGCCGCTGGCGACGACCAGTTGATTAGCCTGGACGTAGCAGAGGTGGCTTCTAAGCGGATGTATCAGGCCCACGACCTCACAGCCGCACCGCGAGTGCTGGGCGTAGACCCGGCCCGGTTTGGCGACGACAGAAGCGTCATTATGAAGCGGCAAGGGCCGCAGGCGTTCCCTGCCCTGGTCTACCGAGGGGTAGACAACATGCAACTAGCAGACCTCGTAGCGCAGGCTATCGGGGACTGGCACCCAGATGCGACGTTCATAGACAGCGGAGCAGGAGCAGGGGTCATCGACCGCCTCAAACAACTGGGTTATCACATTATCGAGGTGCCCTTTGGGGGTCGCGCTAACCGTCACACCTTGCATGTTAACCGTCGAACCGAAATGTGGTTCGAAATGCGTGACTGGTTACAGGGCGGTGGTGCGATCCCCGATTCACTGTCTCTAAAACAAGAGCTTGCGACTCCGACCTACAGCTTCGACACCTCTGGACGGCGTGTGCTAGAGTCCAAGGACCAAATCAAGAAGCGACTCCAGAACGCGGGGAGTCCCGACCTTGCGGATGCGCTGGCTCTTACGTTTGCTAGCCCTATCCAGAAGTCAATCGACCGCTACGAGATGGCCCGTGCAGGCAGCAAAAGAGACCGAAACGGCTGGGACAGAGACCCTTACGACAACATCTGATCTAGAGATTGCTCCGATTACGCTAGAGGTGCTAGTCCAAGACGGCTATCACCTTTTTGAGCAACATTGCCAAGAGCTTGATGGCAAAGAGTTTGCGCTAGACCTCAACAGATACGAGGTTTTAGAAGACAGGCAAAGCCTTATGTGCATAGGGGTTTATCTCAACGAGCACATGATTGGATACAGCACTACGATCCTGTATCGGCACGGCCACCACGACACGATTATTGCTTCTAGCGACAGCCTTTATATCGACCCAAACTTCCGTCGAGGGGTAGGGCTGCAACTGATACGGCAGACAGAAAAACACGCCCAAGAGTGCGGCGTAGACTGTATGGTGTGGTCCGCCAAGCCAGGGTCAGCCCTGGATTTAATTCTAGCAGCAAGACGCAACTGCAAACTCGCTGAGAACCACTACAGAGTCACCTTCAATGGGCAACACGACTAACTCGTTTTTAGGCGGCATCGGCGGAAGTTACCTGGGATCTTCTCCGCAACCCCAAAGAGGGTATGGGGCAGCGCGAACTAGCAACGCATCTGTAGGTCGAGGGGGTAATTCTAATCAGACTAGCAACATGTTGCAGGTCTCTAGAAACAAGCAGCAACAAAACATGTCTCGGTCGGAAATGGCCGGAGCAATGGCTCAACAAAACAGAGAATACCCAACGACTTTAACCCGTGGCCAAAAGGCTGGCGCTCTATATGGCAAAATGCAGAGCAGTTTTGACGACCCCGAAAGAACGCGTCGAGCATTGTTTACAATGGCTATGTGGCACGCTGGACTTGCATCAAAGAAAGGCCAGTTTGGCAGAGACCAACAAAGATATGATGCCTTAATGGATAAAGCTAAACAGCGGTATGATTCATACTACGACAACCTTTCTAGCAGCTTTGACCAATAGGTAATTGTTATGGCAGAAGTAGCATTCGCAGCATTTCTTGCAGCAGTGTCGGCGCGGCAACAGCATGTGCAGGGAAGAAAACAAGAAAAGCTGCAAAAACAAGCCATGAAAAAGCAGGAGCAAACTCAAGCAGTTGCTCGTAGCGAGGCGGCTAGTAAACGCCTTAGTCAAGCGGCTGAGGCTAGGGAGATGCGAAAGCGTAAACCTAACACTGCTGCAATTATGGCTAAAGCACGCCAACGTCGCATGGCTGGAGAGACATTCCTCAGTGGCCCACAGGGCCAAGGCATGTTGGACAAAACCCGTTACTTGGGTTGAGGTAAACTATGTATCCAAGTTCTCAGGTTTCGATTGGCAACGGCGAGCATCGGACGCTTGTTCAACACCTTCGCGCCCGCAAGCAAGCTTTGTGGACCGAACTGTCGTCTTGGGAGCCACACTGGGAGGAACTCAGCAAGTTCTTTCTCCCTAGAACTGGCCGCTTCTTAACCACTGATCGCAACCGTGGCACTAGGCGGCACAACAACATCATGGATAGCACTGCTACGCGAGCCTTGCAGGTTCTCGAAGCAGGCTTGATGGCAGGAGCAACTAGCCCAGCCCGTCCTTGGATGCGCCTTGCCGCGCCTGACCCAGAGCTTAACAACTTCGGACCAGTCAAAGAGTGGCTGCACGACGTTACGCACCGGATGTTGCGCGTTTTTGCACGCAGCAACACTTACCGAGCGTTGCCTCGCATCTACAGTGAGTGCGCTCTCTACGGCACAGCGGCGTCAATCATCACGTTTGACTTTGACAAGGTCATTCATCACCACGTTCTTACGGCTGGTCAGTATGCAATCAGCACAGACAACCGTGAGCGTGTAGACTGCCTTTACCGTGAGTTCGACATGACGGTCGGACAGATGGTCAAGGAGTTTGGTCTTAAGAACCTGTCGATCAGTGTTCAGAACCAGTTTCGCAACGGCAACCTTGACCACTATCGGACGGTTTGCCACGCCATTGAGCCGCGTGCCGACAGGCATTTAGACCGTAAGAGCAACCGTGACATGCCATTCCGCTCCGTTTACTGGGAGCAAGGGCGAAGCGGCAGCGAAACCAAGACGGTTCTCAGGGAGTCTGGCTTCCGTCAGTTCCCGGTTATTGCTCCTCGCTGGTCAGTGTCGGGTCAAGACATCTACGGCAACAGCCCGGGCATGGCGGCGCTGGGTGACGTTAAGCAACTGCAACACGAACAACGTCGGAAAGGTCAGATCCTTGACCACCTGACACAACCACC